TTACGTACACGCCGTGCTACTGTTCGTGGACCTTCACCAAGACTGATTCCCTGTACCAAAGCCATCTGCATAGCGTCTGTGGTTACCTGCGGGATTGTTGCAAATAGCTCACCCAGAGGGCTTCCATCACCCGAAAAACCGACAAAGGCTTGGAGGCTTTCGTCTGGCAGGGTTGTCCATGAACTTCCGAGTGTAACGCCAGCCGGTTTACGACCAGCCGCCGTTTCAACCATGCCGACGCTCGCCTCATTCGCAAGGATTGCTGATTCGAGTTGTCCATCGGCGGTTATCTGTGCCCCCTCGATTGCAAACTTCTTTAGGTTCCTGCCTAGTTCCTCGATGTTGTCAATAATGCGCTGACGCATCCAGAGGATTGTTTCCGATGGCGCTTCACCGTTTGCTTCACGTTCTGCTATCCGTCCCTCTAGTGCTTCCAGTTCATCGATGCTGGCCTTGGTTGCGGCTTTGTATGCACGTTGCATACGGCTGATGGCTACGCCTTCACGCTCCAGCAGGTCATTCCTGAACTTCTGGGAGGCGGCATAGATTCGAGCCGTACCATCGTTTACTCGCTTGAGCTGATCTCCAGCTCGTACCCGTAAAAAGGGTGAGACTTGTACACTACCCCCGGAGTGCAACAATCGATGCTCTTGGACTCTTCACCCTGTATCTTGTTGCGTAGTCTGGTTGACCAAGCATAGCCAGCATCACCGCCCCACAAGTCCCAGGCTACACGTCCGGCTGACGGGTAACCATCTTCACCAGCACTGAAGCCCTCGGCTTCCTTGTCTACTTCATGCCGTGAGAAAAAGGAATACATCCGGAGTATCGTGTCTTCGGATAACTTCTCGCCGTTTACGATTTGGTTAGCACGGGTAAGACCTACACGGGTTCCGCCGTCCCTGCCTTCTTCCTTCCAAGCCAAAGCACGCCGGGCTGCTTCCTGCATGGATGCATTCGGTACAAACTTCATGTCGTACGACTTTGCCGGGATGGTTGCATCTTGCTGGGTTGTTACGCTGATTGCCGTCGGGTGTAGTTGCCCTTCGTCCTCCGGCACGGCTTCAAGCCCAGCAATGCGCTTTGCTTCCGCACGATCAATGATTCCAGCCTTGTAGAGTTTCTCTGCACGGTCGGCTTCAGCCTGAAGGTCATCAGCCAATGCACGTACATTCGAAACGTCAAACTGGATGTAATCACCCTCGGCAGATTCAGAGTAATCAGGAAGCAGGGACACCGTCAAAGCGTCAGAGATAGCACGGAGCAGAGGCACCATGCCATCTTCCCATGCAGCCTGCTGTGCTCGCTCAAAGTTGCTGTAGGTGCTACGCTCAAGACCAGAACCTAAGCCAAGCACCATTGGGTTGAGTCCCATAGCAGAGCAGATACGCTCTTCAGGGACACGTCGTACAGAATCCAAAGCAAGCTCGGATGGCGTAAGGGATACACGGTCCATCTTGTATGGACCCATCATTACAACGATACCGCCAGCACCATCGCCTGTAAGGTCTTCTCGCAGTTGTCGCTTGACCTGCCGTGCATCATCTGGGCTTAGGTCAACGCTTTGGTCTTTGGCATCCGGTCCAACAATAAGCGATGGCATAGCACCATTGTTGAGCAAGCCATAAGCAGCTGAGGATGCTACGTTATCGGTGGCAATCTCACGCAGTACCGCTTGAACCGGGGAGCGTCCAAGGCGAATATCGGAAGGGTCACGACCGTAACGGATATGCACAATGTCTTCAATGGCAATGTCAAAGGAGCGTCCGTCGGTAGTGTAGACGTAATGGGTTAGTGGATTGATACCGTTACCGACTGGGCGCACCATGTCTTGTGGCAGGTACTGCAAACCGATAGGAACACCGGAACGGCTTGTGCGTACCTTGCGTAGGTAGGCATTACCGAAAAGCTTATAGTCTTGGAGTACCCAGCCCCATACCAATGATCCGACAGTACCGGGCATTGGTTCAGCGATTACACCGAGTACAGGGTGAGTGTCTAGAGGTTCTGCCTGTTGGCTGTCAACCTTCCGCATGACCTGTGCATTGGCTTGAGCCCAGTTCCGCACATACCAGTCTATACCGGAAGCAATGATGGAGTTTAGGCCTAGGTCACCTGCAACCTGTCCCCAGTCCTTGTGGCTACCGGGAAGCGCCCTACGTAGCAGGGATTGCAGCTGACCAGAGCCATAGCCGGTTAGGTATACATCACGGCTTTGGGATAGTGGCAGTGGTAGTGCCTGTGTAGGATTGGCAACGGCTTTGCTTCGGAAGCGGTCAAAGATACCCATGCTCCTAGTATCCCACAGGACTAGACTGCACCCCATGAACGCTTCGACCCGCACACCTGCCAAGCATAAGCCAGTGCATCAACCACGTCATCATGCCGACCAACCGGGAAAGATAGCAACTCATCCTCAAAGTAAGCCGGGAGACCTTGGCAGTGCATTACTTGGCTTTGCTCGTATCGGGCTTCTAGAGGCGCAAAGCGGGTCACTTTGTCACGGTCTGGGCGTATCCCACGAATAGGCAGTTTTGTTCGCCGTAGAAGCTCCTGCACAACAGCCGCCTGATACTGCACCTGCTCGATGCCAATCATGGTAGGCTTCCACTTTTCAGCCATCATCTCAATGAAGCGTAGCACGGAAGCAAAGTCAGCGCGGGTACGGTTGATGTCTCTAACGTAGATTGTCCCATCGTCACCACGGCTTACAACAGCAACCCCGGTGTAGTCGGCTTCGCTCTTGGTGCTGATGGCAAGGTCAACCCCGATATAGGTCGGCAAGCCTTCAGGGCAATCACCGTAGCGCAACCACTCCCGCTTGATTCGGGCTCCCGCTGCATCGACAAATTCTGCCAAGTACTCCTGCCTAAAAGCGATGCTTGGCAAGGACTCGCCAGCCTTCTCTACTTCGGTTGCATCTATCCACGGGTTAGCGGTAGTAGGCATCTGCCATGCCATCCAGTCCGGATCTACACCAGCCATGCCGTATAGAGTCTTGAAGTAGTTAGAGCCCTTGGGAGTACTCAGGAAGAATGCATCGCCCTTGTAGTCTGTAAGTGTTGGGCGGATGGCTTCTGTCCATGCTTGCTCTAGATGCCTAGCCATGGCGGCTTCGTCGATGATGACCCGCTTGTACTTACGACCACGGGCAACGGTTGAAGGGTCATCAAGCGTCCAGTAGTCAATAGCTGCCCCGGTTATCAGTTCGATGCGCGGAGCCGGTGTCTGCACAGCTCGCCGAATGACAGGCTGATAGATTCTCTTATGATCGTTGTATGCCTCTTCTAGCAATCGGTAGGTAGGTGCAAACCACGCACACGGCAGAGCATCTTTTAGCACAGGGTCACTGAGCAGATTCCCACCGAGGGTTGTTTTCCCAAAGCGTCTCCCACAGGCAAGCACGTTGTACCGCTTGGCTTCACGTAGGATGACTTTTTGGGCATCATGCGGTCTTGGCAATACCAGCCTGATATCAGGCACCAGTGCTACCTAACCCGCCTGTACGCTCATCTGCTGGGATATCGTCACCAACAACAAACGGCGTAAAAACCAGCTGCGCTATTCGGTCTCCTGCCTCAATAATCCAGTCACCCTGCGTACGGTTATGCAGTAGCACCTTGATGGTGTCTGTATAGTCTGCATCAATAATGCCGGGGGCATTGGCAACCGCAAGACCACGCAAGGCTAAACCAGACCGGCTACAGACAAGAGCGCATAAGTCCCAAGGCATAGAAACATATGTGCCTGTGTCAACCCCTACAGTAGCCCCAGCAGGTATCACGATGTCACCGGGTGAGCGTAGATCGTAACCAGCACTAAACTTGGTTGCACGGGTAGGAATAACACCGTGAAAACTAATCTTTACCATCGGCATACTCCACAATAACTTTGACAGGTGAACCGTCTGCGCCTGTCTGTTCTACCCGGCTAGACCACTCGGCTTTGTGCTTCCGTTCAAGCCACCATGCAGCAGCCTGCCATGTTGTTTCAGAAGCATCACGAATGACAGAAACCATCTTGGCTTCGGCTTTGCCTTCTGCTTTTTCTACTGCTTCCGCAAATTCGGGATACGTCCTAAGCCAAAGGGCTAGGCTGTCTTGCGAAACATCGGCAACAGCACAGGAAGCCCTGCGGGTGTTACCACCTCGCAGAGCCTCTAGAATCTTCTCTACCGTGTCTGGCGTGTACTTAGTTGGTCTACCTGCTCCGGGTTGTGCTGGCATTTAGGCTCTCCTCAATTTCTTCTGTCGCTGCCCATACGAGGGCATCTTTCATTTGACGCTCTGTGATGCCTTGCTGTTTCGCCCTACGCTTCACATCAGCGTACAACCACCTTGTGTACATCTCGTTGTAGACAGCCAAGCACCCAGCGCCCAGCAGGATACCTAGTGCAAAGGTCATCATTGTTTCACCAGTCCGCTCTGTGGATCAATGGCAACCAGTGCCCAGTCGTTAGCAAACAAATCACCAGGGGATAGGCTAAGTTCTTCCAGCTGTGTTACCCGTCCCTTTGGTCCATGCAGTTCAAATACGTTCCACAGTTCGGAATACCGCAGGAATACGGAGCCTCCCCAGTCTTCCCGCCATACTGCGTTACCACCACCAGCCATCAAGGCTTGTATCACTTCCCCAAATCTCATTCGATTATCTCCCAATCCGTAAACACCGTCAGTTGTGCAGATAAGTGATACCAGTAGTAAGCCGCTCCCGGTTCAAGGCCTTCTATGTCAAGAACTATTTGCATGTGATTGTGTCCATCAAAGTACCAGTATGATTTATCTTTGATGTAGTAATAAGCGTTTTCAGGTAGTGGCGGTCTCCTGACTTTCTTACCATCCCGCATGGCATGTATTGCCTTCAGTCCAGAATCGCAAAATGCAACCAGTGGGTGTTTAGTTTTCACGACAAAACTCCCATTGTGATCGGCAAGTGTTCAACCATCAAAGCCTTGATGCTGTCTGCTATCTCCCTATGCTCTAGTTGTGTATCTTCCTGCGTTCTCAGCTGCACGTAATGAATCCAAGAGCGTATCGTGCCAGACATATACATCGTTGTCGGAGTGCAAAGCGGTATTACCATT